CTAAACCAGTAATTCTGTGCTACCTTTCAAAGGGTTATATTGAATGGCATCTTGTAAGAAGTCTGGCGCGAAGTGTGCATAGGTCAACGTTTGTTGCAAATTAGTGTGTCCTAAGATGCGTTGTAACGTAATAATACTTCCGCCGTTCATCATAAAATGGGTGGCGAATGTATGGCGCAATGCGTGGGTTGCCTGACCTAATGCCATACTGGGCTTCACTTTTTTAATTGCTCTACGAAACATGTGATAAGACGTTTCAGTAAAGAGCAATCCTGATTTCTTTGTACAAATACAATGTGTTGTCTTTAGCCGCGGGCGACTTGGTAAACCTGAGTGTGCAGGTGATTAATTTTTTATTACCGAAGTCGGTTATGCCCGATTCCCAAGCGAATTAACCACCAATGAACTGGCGGCAGATATTGCCGTCATTTTTCATTGGTCACCGGCAGATACCGGCAAAATGAGCCTTTCAGAATTATTGTCATGGCGCTATCAAGCGGCGAAACGGTGCGGACAACAGGATGAGTAATAACTTAAAATTACAAGTTGTACTGAGTGCGGTTGATAAATTAACCGCACCGTTTCGCAGTGCACAAGAAAGTAATAAACGATTGGCGTCCGCTGTGCGCCAGTCACGTGACTCGTTAAAAACCCTTAATCAGCAAGCCTCACAAATTGACGGCTTTCGTAAAATTAAACAGCAGTTAACCTCCACACAGCAAGCGTACCAATCCGCCACGCAACGTGTTGCCACTCTCGCCAAAGAAATTACCAACAGTGAAAACCCTACTAAAAAACAGTTAGAGGCGTTTAAAAAAGCGCAACGGGAAGCGGGACAACTCAAAACCAAATATGAGCAATTACAGCAGTCGGCACAGCGACAGCGCTCGGCATTACAAGCCAATGGCATTTCTACTAATCAACTCGGTCAAGCGCAACGGCGACTTAATGGTGATATTGAACGCACCACGCAACAACTCCGCCGGCAAGAAAACCAGTTAAGGCGCAGTGCCGAACAAGAGCGTCGCATGGCGGCGGCTAAATCGCAGTATCAAAAGACACTTGATGTGCGAAATAAAATGGCGGGAGCCGGTGCTACCATGACAGCAACTGGTGCCGGTATGTTGTATTCCGCGAAACAAACCTTAATGCCGGGGTATGAGTTTAATGTCGGTATGTCAAAAGTGCAGGCATTAACGCGCTTAGATAAAAACTCCGATGAATTTAAGATGTTGCGTGAGCAAGCGCGAGAACTGGGCGCAACCACGGCATTTACCGCCAACCAAGTGGCGCAAGGTCAGGCATTCTACGCAATGGCGGGTTTTAAGCCTGAGCAAATTAAAAATGCCATGCCCGGAACGCTGGCAATGTCACTGGCGGGTGATATTGATTTAGGTACCACGGCAGATATCGGTTCTAATATTTTAACCGGCTTTAAGCTCGACTCGGATCAGATGGGGCGAGTGAGTGATGTGTTAGTCGGTGCCTTTACCCGTTCAAATACCAGTCTGACTATGCTTGGCGACACGATGAAATACATTGCACCGGTGGCGTCAGGGTTAGGCGTTGATTTAGAAACGGCTGCCGCCGCAACGGGTAAGTTAGGGGATGCGGGTATTCAAGGCTCAATGGCGGGTACGTCATTACGAGCTATCTTAGGGCGTCTTGCTGAACCGCCGAAAATGGCCGCCAAAGCATTAGAAGAACTTGGCATTAAAACACGAGATGCAAAAGGAAACTTACGCGACTTTCCTGAGTTATTAGCCGAATTGGATAAGAAAACCGCCAATATGGGTAATGCGCAGCGGGCAGGATTCTTTAAACATATTGCCGGTGAAGAAGCCTTCTCCGCGTTATCGGTGCTTGCCGAACAAGCAGGAAAAGGAGAATTACAGAAGTTTGTAGATGAATTAAAAAAAGCTAAAGGCGAAGCCCAAAATGTCGCGGGTACTATGACGGATAACCTTGATGGTGATATGAAAAATCTAACATCAGCGTGGGAAGCTTTAGGCATAAAAATATTTGATGGAATTGATAAGCCATTACGTCAAATTTCTCAAAGTATTACAAAGGCAATATCAAAGGTTGAATCATGGGTAAAGGCTAACCCTGAACTGGCTAAAACGCTGACTATGGTTGGCTTAGCGATAGCCGGCATTATTACCACGCTCGGTATTCTCTCGTTATCCATTGCTGCCATGTTGGGGCCATTAGCCGCCGCGAAATTAAGCCTATCAATTTTAGGCATTAAAGGCGGTGGCGCGTTAACACTGTTATTAAAACCCATTAAATTATTAGGCAGTGCATTTTTAGGATTGGGTAAAGCCATGTTAGCTAACCCTATTTTGTTGGCTATTGCTGTTATTGCGGGTGCTATTTATCTGATTTATAAAAATTGGGATAAGATTGAGCCGTATGTCACCAAGGTGTGGGAGTCTGTTAAACAGCGCACCGCTATTGCATGGCAAGCATTGAAAGACACCATTTTAAAAGTATGGGAAGGGATTAAATACATCTTCTTTAACTGGGCGATACCGGGCTTAATTGCAAAACATTGGGATAGTATTGTCGGCTATACCAAAACCGCATGGGCGTCTGTTAAATCTGTAATTTCAGGTATCTGGGAAGGAATAAAAACCTTTTTCATGACACAAACTTTACCGGGGATTATTTATAGCAATTGGGATCAAATTGTTAAGTACACCCAAGAAAAATGGGAGTTCCTTAAAACAACGATTTCCACTAAATGGGATGAAATTGTCGAAGACACCAAAGCGTTACCGGCTAAATTTTTACAGTTCGGTAGTGACCTGATTGATTCCATTATTCAGGGAATAAAAAACAAATGGACGGACTTTAAAAATAGTATTGGTGAATTGGCAACCGCCGCGAAAGAAGCACTGACCCCTGAGTTTGCTAAAACCTCCGATCCGAAAGTGCAGTCTGCATTAGATTCTTACAATAGCAACTTTGCCGGAATGTATGATTCAGGCGGTTATATCCCGCGTGGTCAGTTTGGTATTGTCGGCGAAAATGGCCCTGAAATTGTTGAAGGCCCTGCGAACATCACCAGTCGTAAACATACTGCCATGTTAGCAACAGCTGCATTATCGTTAGGCAGTGCCTTTTCATTACAGGCACAAAATGCCCCGTTGCACCCGCACAGTTTGCCGGTTGAAAACTATCGCCCGGCACCGGCTAACGTGAACATTCAACAACAGCGTTATCAAGGCGCGCCGGCACATTATGAAATTAATATTCATCCTCAACCGAATCAATCTGCGCAAGATATCGCACAGCTTGTTATCGCGGAAATCGAACGCCGTGAGCGTGACAAGAAAGCACGATTAAATAGCCGTTATCAAGACAGTGAGGTGTGGTAATGATGGCAGCACTTGGGGTATTTGTGTTTGAGTTACGCACCGTACCTTATCAATCCCTACAAAAACAACAAACGTGGCGACATGGTTTTACTCAACGTGTCGCACGCCGACCGGCACAACAATTTATTGGCCCTGATACTGATGTGATCACTTTATCGGGAGCGCTTTATCCCTCATTAACCGGCGGTAAAGTGTCGTTGCTGGCTCTAGAGTTAATGGCGGATAGTGGTAAAGCGTGGTCGTTTATTGATGGTACGGGCACCATTCACGGCATGTTTGTGATCACCGATTTACAACGCACCCATACCGAATTTTTCCAAGACGGCGCCGCCAGAAAAATTGATTTCTCTCTGACATTAAAACGGGTGGATGACTCCATCAGTCAGATGTTGGGAGATTTAAGCGACCAATTAGGCATGATGGCCAATGGTGCCGGTGAAGCGATAAAAGGGGTTTTATCATAATGTTACCAGAAATGCTCACCGGTAAAAGTAGCACGCCAGCTTTCGTGTTAATTGCCGGTGATGAAGATATCAGCACCAAAATTCAAGGGCGATTAATTTCACTTTCATTAACGGACAATCGGGGCTTTGAAGCTGACCGGCTTGATATTGAGTTAGATGATTCTGACGGCGCATTAATGATGCCAAAGCGGGGTGAGGTGTTAACCTTACATCTTGGTTGGCAGGGTGAAAATCTTATTCATAAAGGCTCGTTTACGGTCGATGAGATAGAGCATTCAGGTGTACCGGATAAAATGACATTGCGCGCTCGTAGTGCGGATTTTAGGGCAACACTCAATGTTCGCCGTGAAATGTCTTACCATCAAAAAACATTAGGGGATATCGTCAGAACCATTGCAGGGCGTAATAATGTCACGGCGGTGGTTGATCCTGGTCTTGATACGGTGAAGATTGAACATATCGACCAGACCAATGAGTCAGACGGCAGTTTTTTAACGCGCTTAGGGCAATTAAACGGTGCCACCGCTTGTGTTAAAAACGGCAATTTGCTGTTTATGGTGCAAGGGGGCAATACCACCGCCAGTGGTCAAGCATTACCTTTAGTGCAAATCACTCGTAGTGTGGGGGATGGGCACCGTTTTTCATTGGTAGATAGAGGCGCTTATACTGGCGTGACAGCCAATTATTTAAACACTCGTAAACCGCAAGAGAAAACACAATCACAAATTCGTCGTAGAAAACCCACTACTGATAAACCGAAAAAAGAAGAAGAGAAACAAGGGGAGTACCTCGTCGGTGAAGAGGGTAATGTGATGGTGTTGTCTCATACTTACGCGAGTAAAACCAATGTCGAACGTGCTGCTAAAGCCGCATGGGAAAAAATACAGCGAGGCGTTGCTTCATTTAGTATTACGCTAGCGAAAGGGCGCGCGGATCTCTTTCCTGAATTGCCAGTACAAGTGAGCGGATTTAAGCCAGAGATTGATAATGCCTATTGGACGTTGGTCACGGTGAGCCATTCCCTGAACAATAGCGGATTTACCACCTCGTTAGAATTAGAAGTCAAAAGCAGTGAGATAGATATGGATAAGGAATAGTGCCTGTGTATAATTACAGGTAATTTCCACATCATAAAGAGGTAACCCGTTTATGATGATTTGTCCTGTTTGTGGTCATGCCGCGCATACTCGTAGTAGTCAGCAAATATCTTCCGATACCAAAGAACGTTATAACCAGTGCCAGAATATCAATTGTGGCGCGACGTTCGTCAGCCATGAAACCGTAACGCGGTTTATTTCAAAGCCTCAATTGATTGAACGGGTAGAGCCACATCTTGATAAATATTGCCAACAGGCATTAGCGATTTAATGAAAGCTTGGAAAGATACGGAAATAGGTAGCAATCTAAGATATTTGGTTATGTAGTTATGTTAGACTACATAGAATCTAGCATTAATATGTAAAAATTCTACCGTCATAGTTAAAAATAATTTATTTAAATTAGTAAGATATATAATTTAAATAATATTTGTGTGCTATTGAAAATAAGAGACAATATAGATGCCTTTTTTAGAATATATATCAGATGAAAATTTAATCAGAGAAGTCAAATATCTTTTAGATAAAGCGGTACAGAAAAGACAAGATGCTGAAAAATCATTTAACAAAAATGTTATAGATCCATTTGGTGCTTTGTTTGAAGCTTCTGATTTCAAAAGTCATGAAGAATGGCGTAACTCTGAAATGGCACGCCAATGCCAAAAAACTATTCAAAACCATGTAGGAACTTTCCATCAACGCGTATTAGGTTATGTAGATGGTTGGGAAGATATGGGCACTGGTGGTATTGTTGATTTGGTTAACCGTGAAAAGAAAATTATTGCTGAATCAAAAAATAAATTTAATACAGTAACTGGGGGTAGCCTTTCTGGTGTATATCATTCACTAGATGCTCAAGTCTCTCCTAAACATAGTCAATTCAAAGGTTTTACTGCATATTTTGTCAATATTATTCCTAAAAAACCTATTCGTTATAATGATCCTTTTACCCCATCAAATAAAGATACAGGAGCAAAATGCCCTGAAAATCCTCTAATTAGAATTATTGATGGTGCAAGCTTTTATCATATCGTAACTGAACGAGTTGATGCGTTAAAAGAGCTACATAAAGTATTGCCTAAAGTTATTGAACATGTGTATCAAGAATATTATGGGAAAAAAGATTTTGTAATTCCAGATATTGATATGTTTATGAGCTATTTTTCTGTTGCGTATGAAAAATAACCATGATCAACGTTTGACATTTAATATGACTATATATACAGTTGTAACCATGATCAAGATTATCAGGAATTATGAATATGCTACAAGATGAATTTTCTATCGCTGAAGTTGCAGATTTGCTAGGTGTAACAAAAGAAACATTAAGGCGCTGGGATTCTACTAAAAAATTAAAATCCAAACGTAATCCTGATAATAATTATCGTTACTACGAGAAAGAACAGCTTATGCAATTTGAAGAAATCCAAGCACTTTATAAAAGTAATTGGGAAACTGAATTGCAAACTAAACCAATAAAAAAATTTACTGTGTTGGAGCTATTTGCTGGTGCCGGTGGTATGGCATTAGGTTTAGAAAAAGCGGGTTTGTCTGCTGTCATGTTAAATGAAATAGATAAGCATGCTTGTAATACGTTACGTTTAAACAGACCAAAATGGAATGTTATTGAAGGGGATGTTGCTGGTATCGATTTTTCTGAATATAAAGGTAAAGTTGATGTTTTAGCAGGCGGTTTCCCCTGTCAGGCTTTTTCTTACGCGGGAAAAAAAATGGGGTTTGAAGATACACGAGGAACTCTATTTTTTGAATTTGCAAGAGCAGTACAGGAAGTACAACCTAAAATATTATTAGCAGAAAATGTTCGAGGTTTACTCAATCATGATGATGGTAAAACGTTAGAAACCATAGCTAACATAATTGACGAGATTGGATATTCTCTTATAACACCAAAGGTATTGAAGGCTATTTTCTACCAAGTACCTCAAAAAAGAGAGCGGTTAATACTAATTGCGATCCGTAAAGATTTAGTTAATTCAATAAATTATACTTGGCCATCACCTTATCATAAAGTGATGACAATGCGTGATGCGTTGAAAGCTGGAGAATTATTTGAAACAGATGTTCCTAAATCTGAAGGGCAAAAATACCCTAAGAGAAAACAAGAAATTTTATCTTTGGTGCCTCAAGGTGGATATTGGCGTGATCTTCCTGAAGAGCTTCAGAAAGAATATATGCAAAAAAGCTATTATTTAGGTGGTGGTAAAACGGGCATGGCAAGACGTTTATCATGGGATGAACCAAGTTTAACATTGACTTGTGCCCCAGCTCAAAAACAAACTGAACGCTGTCATCCAGAAGAAACTCGCCCCTTGGCGGTAAGGGAATATGCTCGTATCCAAACATTCCCAGATGATTGGGAATTTTCAGGACCGATTACCGCTAAATATAAGCAAATAGGTAATGCTGTTCCTGTTAATCTTTCTTATGCTATCGGACGTTCTTTAGTTCGTGTTCTTAATGAGTTAGAGCAAAAAGAAACAAAAGGTTATAACGGAAACGAGCTTCTTTCTGCATAA